GGACTCAACACGCTCAATGTCGTTTCTAAGTAAGTAAGCTATCTCGTCTTTGGTAAGACCTAAGCCACCCTCGGGGTCAATGTTACGCCCTACGCCTATTGTAATCTTCCCTGCTGTACACTTGTAAGCGTGAGACTTAGAAGCTTCGTGTGTCGTTAGCATCTTAACTAATTTTTTCATTTGTTACCTTCTATAGGTTGATTAGTGTGGCGAGGTGCTAAAGTATCTACTGCGTTAAACCTATCGTAAAACTCTAACTGCATCTGTAGTACATGGATAGCCTTAGTAATGTCTTGACGGTGAGTACCTTTGTCTCTTGTCAAGTACTTATTTACTTTAGTGTAGATAGCTGCTTGAATACCTTCGTAGCTGAAGTTAGCAAAGGTAGCCTCAAGTGGCTGTATACCTTGCTTAGTGTAATGGTCACCGCCTACTTGTGACTCAGTTGCTGTAGCTGCAAGTGTAGCCATGTCACCGAAGTCATCGTACCAAGGTTCTTGTTTAGTAGTCATTAGTGACTCCTTCTAGCGGAGCGCCAAAAATATGCCTAAGTAAACCTAGCTTACCTGCCTCCTTTATCATATTAGAAGTTCCTTTTGAAAAACCTAGAGGAAAGGCTATAAGATGATCACCGTATATAGCCATTTGTCTGTTCCTGATAGGCCCCGCTGCTTTACCATGAACCTCCCAATCTGCTGTAAACCGTTTGATTGTATATCCTTTCTCACGTGCATAACGCTCACCTAACGCATCAGCGCCTGTTGCTCCTCCCGAAACAATCTCGATAGTCTCATTTTTGTACAGCTTATCAACCATCTTCTTAAGGAAAGTATAATCTGTAAAGTCCCTTGAACCTGCAATTATAACTTTTGTTACTTTCAGCTCAGTCATTCTGCATTCCCCTCTTCATCTGTAAACATCTCTAAGTTTTTCATTATCAAGTCTTCATAACGATCAACCAACGACTCACTTGTGATGCCTAACAGCTCACACAAGAAGTCAACGTCATACTTATTTAATATTTGTTCCTTTACTTCTTCAAAGGTGCTAGACATTTTAAATGCTCCAATAGCTCGTCTATGTTCTTCATGGTAAAGTGTGCAAGTCCTTCCTTATCACACCACTGTCCTAGGTTCATCTTAGAGCCTTTCCTAAGGCGCTTACGTGAGTCAGAGAAGACAAAGATTAATGGTCTGTCTATCTCATCCCTGATAGCCTTGTACTTCTGTGTGTCACCAACTCTAAAGAATCCCTTGCACTCTATCATAGCTCCAGTACGATCACAGATAAAGTCTGGTACGTACTTCTTATGTATTGTGTAAGGTAACCTATAAGGCTCATACTGGAATCCCGTAGTCGCTTCACTAAAAGCACTCTCTAGGCCTGATCTAAATTTTACTTTAGTTGTCACGGGCGTTTCCCCTTGTCACACTTGTGATGCTTCTCGTACCACTCATAGAACCTAGGGTAGTACTCCCCTCCATCATCATCCAGAACATTAGACAACTCACACTCTAACCATAGGGCGTACTGTTGCCACATCTTAGCTTCTCTAGCAGTGTCGAGATAAACCATGATGCCGCTATAAACACACGTATCATTAGTCCCATAGTTCCCTCCAATGAGTTCCTTTAGTTCCTTATTCTTGTCGTTATACTCTTCCTGCCCATCAGAGTAATTTTCATACTCGTCCCCATAACCTTCATCCATAGCACGTTCAATGCAATACCGAGATAGATCATCAAGCTCATTAAGTAGATTGTTTACAGTAGGTTTATTCATTCTAAAGTCTCCTCAATAGTTAGTCTACGGAACCCACCCCAATCTCTACGCATGTACAACAGATTCCAACACACCTCAAGCCTATCATGCCAATCATCAGGGTGATGCTCTTGCCACACCTCTCTGACTTTAGCCAGCATATCAGCCCTAGGCACATCAGCAAGAAGCTTCTCAGCTTTCTTAGGGCCAATGCCCTTGATGCCTTGTATGTTATCCGTAGAATCTCCTGTAAGCATTTGTAAGCACATCTTAAGCCAACCTAGGTCGCTATCAATGAAGTACAAGGTCTTCTTGGTGAAGTTGTAGTGCCAACCTTCTACCATGTCAATGTCCTTATCAATATGCGCTATAACAAAGTTAACACCAGCGTCTAAGGCTTCCTGTGCCCATATGCTGACCACATCATCAGCCTCACAGTTGTCACTAGCAAAGTGACCTAAGCTGTAGGCGTAGTTATTAAGCTGCTTACGCCTCTTAGTAAGCTCAGGTTTAGGGTCTTCCTCTTGTTCCTTAAGCTTACGTTGGCCTTTGTAATCCTCCGACACATCGTACCTGAAGTTACCTTTACCTTTCAAGGCTACTTTAACCTCTGCTGCGCAGGTATCCCATTCGATGTTCTCTATTTCTTTATCGTAGTATTCCTTAGCTTTCTTAAGAGTGACATCAGACTTAAGAGCTATACGATATATAAGGCTGTCGGCGTCTACAAAGCATATGTCAAAGGGCTTCATAAGTAGCCTCAATGCAGCTTACTGCTGTTGCCAAGTCTACTTTAAACCACTCATTCTTCCTGTCTTCACTTAATGCCTCAAGTGCCTTATGCGCTTTCACCTCCGCTGTGTGTCTGTTTTCCTTAGCAACGCTATGATACAACTCATAAGCTCTTAAGGGGTCACCTGTCTGATAGCTCTTAAGACGGTCTTTAGCGTCAATAGCTTTTCCAATCTTAACCCACTCAGGCCAAGCTTTGTTAGTGATAATGTAAACATCACCTTCTGGTGAACTAGCGTAGTTAACAAAACTGCTAAAGGCTGCATCATTAAAAGACTTATAGTTGCCTATCTTCCATAATGGATGCTTCCTAGATACGTACTTACCATTAACGGTCATACGTTCAGCGTTAGTTTTAGTATTATGTAAGGCGTTATAAATATTAGATTGAGCTGTAATAACTTCCATATTGTCCTTTCTATATTGCTTCTGGTAAGCTAATCTCTCCTCTCTATTCTCCGCATAGTAATTCTTCTTACAGGTTTCCATAACTTCTTCTCCTTAGTTAGTGTGTCTCAGCCCATGAGTCACCTACTTTATAATCACCAGCTAAAGGGCACCTAAGATTGAAGTGTATACCAGCAGCTTCAATACAACTGGCAGCTAAGGAACCAAACCTATGGGCCTGATCTTCCCTAACTTCCACTTGAAACTCATCATGTATGTTACCTACAAACTTATAGTCTAAGCCCCATAGTCTAGCATATTTGTCAAGAATAAGCAAGGCCTGCTTCATAATTAAAGCGCCTGCTGATTGCAATAGCGAGTTAAGTGCTGCATGTTCTGACCTGATGAAAACCTTACGTCCATCTAAGCCTGTTATGTAACCTTTAGCTGCTGATTGCGCTACGTTATCCTTAAGCTCTGCAAGTGCTGGTGTAGCCTTAAGAAAGCTCTCCTTTAGCTTCTTACCTACGGCTCTACCGCCGCCTGCAATAGAACCAATCTTCTCATCACCAGCGCCATAGAGATAAGCGTATATGAAAGTCTTCGCCTGAGGTCTGGTGTCAAGCCCTGCTGCTATTTGATTAGCTGTGTGTATGTCTCCTGTTAGTATAGTATTAGTATAGTCTGCATCATCCATGAAGTGTGCAAGCATTCTAAGCTCCAGCCCTGAGGCGTCTATGCCAACAAGCTTGTAACCTTTGTCCACAATCCAACATGATCGACACTCAGGCCCATACAAGCTACCTGAGCTAGGCACCTGAGCCACATTAGGCTTACTGTGCGTCATACGTCCTGTGACTGCACCATTAGTATTAATGTAACCATGTACACGCCCTGTGTCTTCATTGGCAGCCTCTAGCCAACTTGAGACTTGAGCAATACGTTTACCTACTAATAGATAAGAAGCAATCAAGGCTGCCTCAGGTATGCCCTTAACATTCTTAAGTACGTCCTCAGACACTATGGCGTGACCTGTCTCTGTGAATGTCTTAGGCTTCCAACCAAAGTGCTTAAGATACCTACCGATCTGCTGGCGACTGCCTAGGTTAAAGACAGGCCAATCAATCCTACTAAAGTCACCTCCTACTTGCGTCCATTGGTCACCTAAGAACTTAAGCCCTACAGTACTGAAGCAGCCATCTTTCTTAACCTTAGGTGTTACCACTTTTACAAAGGTGGGTAGTGGAATAAATACTCTCTGTACTTCCTCCTCAAGGTCATAAGACTTCTCTTTAAGCTCTGCCACTAAG